TCTGTGTCCCATTTCAAAATGAAACTCTTTATCTATTTCCCATTTCATATAATTGCCTGTCTATTAAAAAGCTATATTATATAATCATTGCTTCAAGAAGTCAACCTACTTCTTCATATCAGCACAACTATCTACTGCTGGACTGTTGCCAGTTGTTTCTTTACAATTCACAATACTCTTTATTTGGTCAAGATCTGATGTAATCTCATTTAATATTTGATATTCAGAATGCACCGCCCTAACTATTTTACCAATTGCACTAACTGTCCAATACCACCAATTTACACTAACTATTAAACTAACCGAAATAATTCCCCACCAAATTAAATTATTATCAAGACTAGAAAGATAAAACCAACTAACAATAATACCAATAACTGCTACTACTACTAACGAACTAGCATATAACCATAATCTACGCTGCTGATAGATCACTTCTAACTCGACAGTATGATCTGTTATTTTATTTCTCACATCATCCATTACGCTCCTAATAAACCAAACGGTTTCCACTCGCCCGGGGTGCCCGATTGTATACATATCCAGCCAACGTATCCATTAGTTGTTGGATTTTCATTCCAACAAATGTCACCTTTACAAAAGGATCCGTTGGATGGAATACTTACACTATTTACAAACTTCTTATTGTTAAAACTTACAGTTCCATTAACTGATAAACTAACAGTAGGATCAGGATTAGAAATACCAATAGACAACGGCCCAAATACTTTAACTGGCCTGCGCATATCTTTGGTTGACCCTACAATTATTTCAGTTGCAGTAGCATACATTACATCGGTATTATTTGCAAGAATTGATATACTGTCATTTGAAGAAACAGTACTTACAGTAATTGCATCTACAGTTAACGGGTTTGCTAATGTAACTGACCCATTTAACCATGTACTGCCGTTTACTGTTAACTCTGTTAATTTACCTAATGTAACTAACGACGAATTTATTACCTTTAACCCTAACGCATTACTAGTAAGTACTTCGTCTCCATTAATAAAATATGATCTCTCGTTAGCAATGTCGATAGATTCAGATGTCCACACTCTTGATGGATTATCTATTAATACTAACTTCTTAGAATAATTAGTAGTATTCCATTCTAACCCTTTATCGTAAATGTTGTTGTCTTTAGTAGCGGTAAATTCTACAGAACTTGACCGGTTAATCCGTACATCGGATACTATCGAATCTGCATATATTGAACCAAAAACTCGTAAAACTCCTGACTTACTAATTTGATCACTAATGTGAATTTCGCCAGAATTTTTTATAGTCATGCGAGCAGTATTATCACTAATAAATGCAATATCATGATTTGAATGAGTGCCAATCGATGCTAACCCGGATGCCGGACTACCGATAGTAATTTCAACATTATTATCTAAAATACTAATAGCTGCAGTTGGTTCGTCTGTGCCTAATCCTAACCTTGCAGTAGTTTCGTCAAAGAATGCAAACCCGCCTAATGATGCAGTACCAATTACTGATAATGCAGTTAACGCACCGACTTGTCTAAGGTTACTTCTAGTAATAGTTTGTCCTAAACTATTTGAACTTAGCACTGGAATGTTATCAATCATATATGACGAATCTACTGATAAGTCAAAGTTGCTATTTGTCCATATACGATTACCTGTACGGTAAATTAGTTGCACTGATCCTGCATCGCAATTCCAAGTAATCCCCTTGCCGTTGAGTTCGTCAAACGTCTTTGCATGCCAGTTACCAAAATCAGTAGTCTCAGAAATTAATTTTTTAACTCGCAAAACATCAGCTGTAATCTCACGTGATGATAAATCACCATTGATATTAACCGATCCGTATGCAATGATATTGCCTTTAATAGCAAGGTTACTGTGTATTTCGGATACTGATAATTTATTAATAATAACAGTATCGTCTTGAATAGTAAATAAATGTGTCATAGTTAAGTCTCTTTTTAATATTTATCATAACTATGGCGAAGTATTATACACGCAGAAATCTTATAAATACTGCAAACGAGAACAAATATGGCACTAACTGTTTGGACACAATCCTCCGGGTCTCTTGGAACATTTCAAGAAGGCCTTAATTTTGAATTACAATTACCTGTTGCTAATGACAACGGTGTTACATACACTAAAATATCTGGTGAGTTGCCTAACGGCTTATGGTTAAGTGATAATCGCATTCTTGGTACACCGTACGAAGTTTTGCGAGATACAACCTCTTCATTCTGTATCCGTGCTAGTAACAGTAATCAAATATCTGATAGAACATTTACTATCACAATTACTGGCCCAGATAATCCAGTGATTTTAACGCCTGCAGGTTTATTAGATATTGGCATTTACAAACAACTCTACGTTGTTGATGATGCATTTGTAAACTATCAAATAGAAGCAGTTGATTCTGATACAATTGCGGGTCAACAATTAACTTATTTTATTACTGAAGGAACGTTGCCTCCAGGATTATCACTTACTGCTGATGGTAAAATTTACGGTGTGGTTGAATCTGTTACTACGTTACAACCTGCTGAAGGAAATGGAACATACGATCACGGGTATTACGATGTCGGACCGTATGATTTTGCAAATCAGCAAAGACAAAACGGGTATGACGAACTACGATATGATTACATTGGTTATGATTTCTTTTTTGTAAATCAACCTCGAACACTTAATAGATTTTACGAATTTGTAGTAGCAGTTACTGACGGTGACACGTTAACGCCGCCGCATCACACGTTTCAAATTTACGTAGTTAATCCTGATACATTTAGAGCAGATTCTGAGGCATTAGTTTCTAATGCTAAATGGTTTACGTCTGATGTATCATATATTCAAGCTCCGGTATGGCTTACTCCGTCTGATTTAGGAACATTTAGAGCAAACAATTATGTTACATTGGTGTTAGATGTTTTTGACACTACTGCTGTGTATTACGAAATTAACGATATTACAAAGTTGCCACCTAACATGAACATTGATTTAATAACAGGCGAAATATACGGGCGTGTTCCTGTACAACCAGCTGTTACTAAAACCTACACGTTTACAGTAACTGCTATTAGATATGGAGATGTTGATACTACTGAAACTAATCGTGCATCAAGAACGTTTACTGTTAAAATTATAGGCGAACTTGATAGTATCATCACATGGAATACACCGGCAAACCTAGGACGTATTAACGCAGGTTATATATCGACATTTAATATTAATGCTGCTAGTTCTATAAAAAATGCACAAATAACATATGTAATAACGGGTGGAAAATTACCACCAGGCTTATCACTATCGTATGACGGTGAAATATTAGGAGTAGTATCACAATTTTCTAATCAAGTTAATTTTGACAACAGAACTACTGTATTTGATGTTAACGCAACAGTCTATCGAGTTACATTTGATACTTACAATGTAAAGAAGGCACCTGGACAACACCTTAACATAACTGATTATATTTTAACTCCAAATTTAGGTGTCCGTACTCACAACACGTTTTTTGATGCCAATGCAACAAAAATCGGAAAAGCAATAAATTCAACTACATTTAATAAATCCAATGTTAAATATGGTATCATATCATTTGACCTAACTCCTACAACTAAAACTACATTTGATAACAATAGTACTACGATTGATCGTGTTTATAATTTTACAGTTGAGGCATATGATCAGTATGCGCTTAGTGCAATTTCTAAAACATTTACAATATCAGTTGATACACCAAATGAAATTGATTATAGTAACATATATGTTAAACCGTATATGACACCTAGTCATAGAGCATTATGGTCTAAATTTATTAATAACCCATCTATTTTTATTCCAGATAAATTATATAGACAATACGATTCAATGTTTGGATTGCAATCAACGTTATCAATGGTGATATATGCAGGTATTGAAACTAAACATATTTCAGCGTATAACGAATTATTATCTGAAAATGTTAAACGATTTAAATTTGGAAATTTACAAAAAGCAATTGCATATATTCCTGGTACTAAAACTCCAATATACGAAGTGATTTACGTTAATATGGTAGATCCGTTATTAGAAGATACTACGTATACAAAAGACAATGTTTCTATGTGGAGATCGCAAATTGCAAATGTTGGCAAAGTTAAATGGGATTATTTACCGTTATGGATGCGATCTATACAACCCGGTGATAGAAAACAACTAGGTTTTGTATTAGGAGTACCGATCTGTTATTGTAAAAATGGTACAGCTAACGACATTCTATTAAACATTAAATATAGTAACTTTGATTTTAAGTTACTTGATTATACTGTTGATAGATTTACAATAACTAAAGTTAACGGCTACGATGCCGATAAATATATTGTATTCAATAATAGGAACCACATATGAGTAGTATTATAACCAACACAATTCTTACTAACTATCCAGTAGCAGGAGTTGATAACGACAGTCAAGGATTCCGTGATAATTTTACGAGAATTCAATTAGCATTGGCACAAGCCAAAGCCGAACTTATACAATTTGAAAATAAAGCACTATTAAAAACTAATTTAGATGGTACTAACGTAAATCCAGTTACAAGTGATATAGCCGGTGGAATTATCGTAAATGGCAGATACAATAAATTCTATGGTTCTAGTAACTATACTAGCACTCCAGGTGTTGACGGAACCGTAGTTAGTGATGTTACTGTAAGCATATCACTTTGGAACGGAATTTATCAAGCGTATGCGTTGGCACAAGATACAACAGTTACATTTATTCAATGGCCAGACGACGGGCAATACGGAAATATTAGAGTACAATTTACTGCATCAACGTCAACTGATGTAACGTTAACTTCGATTACATCATCAAATGGCGGAACAGTAATTCCGGATGTGTCGTTTCCTGCATTAACAATTACGAATGATGCATATTATGTAATCGAAGCATGGAGTGTTGATCACGGTGCAAATGTATTTTTAAAATATATCGGTAAATTTAATAAACCAACTTAAGGTAATTATGCATCCATTAGTAAATAATTTATCAGCATTAAAAACTGCTGATATTGAAGCTAAAATAAATGATTTAACAAAAAAGTATTTTATGACTTCAAATTTTGAAGTACAATGCCAAATCTCATCTATATTAGACTCTTACAAAGAAGAAGTAGGAAGACGACAAGCTGAAGAATGGAATAAAGTGATGGAATCAAGAAATAAAGGACTTGACAAATTAATAAATGTAAGTTAAAATACATACATGAAATTAGACAAATTTGCAAATCCAATTTTTAACGAAGCTGATGTGTTTGATGCCCTGTATGCAGGGCATCAGTCAGCAATCTCAAATATCGTAGTTGAAGATAACTACGAATTTTTACAATTATCAAACATAGCAGAAATAACCTTTGCTAAAAATTTAGAAACATTAGACACTACTGTTGAAGAGTACGACAGTATTAATCAACAACATTGGTTTATGCCTGAACAGTATTATACATTTAATATACAAGAATATTGCATTAGTAAATGCAACTCCTTAGATGAACAAACTAGGGTTATTGAAGAATTGGCTGAATTTAAAAATAGAAATTTAATGCAAGTATTACAATGGTTAAAATATTTTGTCGATACTTGTTTAGCTGAAAACATAATATGGGGTGTAGGTAGAGGGTCTAGTGTTTCAAGTTTTGTATTATATTTGTTAAATGTTCATAGAATTCATAGCATTAAATATAATTTAGACTGGCGAGAGTTTCTAAGATAAGTATACACAACAATAAGGAGAATAATATGTCAGATTTTCATAAATCAGCTAGAGGTAAAGTCGTCGATATGAATCGACTAATGAGTCAAAATGAACTAATGGTTGCAGTTAGCAATGTTAAAATTAATGCACGCGGGGATGAACTCGGGCCAGGCGGGCAAATTATTCGTAATCAAAATAGTGGAGAATCTAGCTATGTAGGGGTTCCGGTTGAACACCGTTCATTTGGAAATAATTTAACGCAACCACTAGTACGCCCTGAAGTAGTTACAGAAGCGCCAAATGCATTAGTACAACCAATTCCTGAACCTATAGAAAATAAACCATTAGAAAAAACATCAAAAGGCAAATAATGATTAAAGGTGAGTTAGATACAATTCATGATAACGTACTTGTTACAGATATGAATTTTGCAGAACAAGTTACTACAGGCGGCATTATTGTCGGAAGTGACAACGGTAAAACTGAAGGTATTAAACCTCGATGGGGTAAAGTATTCAAAATTGGTCCAGACCAACATGATGTAAAAGTTGGTGATTGGATCTTAGTAGAACACGGTCGATGGACTCGAGGAGTTCAACTCGAAGATGAAAACGGCAACGTTGCTACTATTAGACGAGTTGAAACTACATCAATTTTAGCAGTCTCTGATCATTTACCTACGGATATTAATCTAGGCGCGTCAAACGCATCAACTGTACAAGAGTTCGACTTTAGTCAACCAATGTACTAATCAACATGAGTAATGGCC